CTGCCAGGGGAATATATTTATTATGGGTAAAATTAAAAAAGAAGTAAAAGAAGCTGTCAAACAAATTATTGATAAAACTTCTGACAATAGAGTTTATACTACTAAAATAGGACCACTGGACGTCGGATCAGGGATCAATAGATCAATTAATCCAGATGAAAAAGATAAACCTTTTTTATTTGTAGGAAAAAATAATCCAGAAGAGGGAACCTACGGATATGCTAAAATAGGATCTGGTAAGGATAAACAAATTGGATTTGGAAAAACATTTAATGAAGGTCAAGGAAGTTTAGGAGTAGATGTTGGTAAAGAATTTATTGGCATTGGTGGATCATATAATTTTAGAAAAGGCGGATCAGTAATGTGCAAAGGAAATAAATTAGCTAGAAAAAAATTAACAAAATTATACTAACATGGCTGTCCAGAATTACGACTATTATCCAGTAGTAGATCCAGATACATATCTGAATGAACAGCAAGAAAAATTAACTGCTGAACAATTTGAAAAAAATAAACAAAAACTTTTATCAGGTATTGCATCTGTTGGTTATGATGTATCACCCGTGGTCGGTGAAATAAGATCCCTGCAATATGCACAAGACGAAGCAAAAAATTTAGTAGAGAATGTTTTATCTGGTAATCCTGATAAACTAAAAATGGTTGCTCAAGGAGCTGGTGTTGGTCTTGGTATATTAGGCGCTATTCCAATCGTGGGCTACGGAACACGGCTCGTGAATCGTGGTTTACAAAAAGCTTTTGAAGCATTTGGACCAGGAGCTAAAGCAGAGGAAGCTGTAGTTAGAACTGAAGGTCGTGCAACAACAGATGTCGCACAATCTTTACATGAAGGATTGTTAACGAATGATCGTCTTTTTTCAACATTTGTTAGAAATCTACCAGAGTACAGAAGAACTACATATGCAGATAATATCAGAGAGTATGAAAATCTTTCGCAAACTGAAAGACAATCTCTTTTAGGAAATAATCTTGATAATGTTTTTAATAGAGAAGTTGCTACAACAAGAACAGAAAAAGAAGCAGCCGCCGCATATAACGTTTCAAAACAAGAAAAACAAAATATAATTACTCAATTCGAAGAAGCTAAAAATAAATCAACTAAAGGTCAATTAATAACCACGGCCAACGAACCATATACCTTTGGACAAGGTACAATTAAAAATTTAGGAGAGAAACAAAAAAATGTTAGAGAATTTTTAGGATCCGAATCGTATGACATTATAGCAGCTTCTAATATGGCAAAGGCTACCCCTCAACAATGGATAGGCTTTTTAGCTAATGCAAGGCAAAAAGGAGTGAAGGCAGAGGAATTAGAAGACGCTGGTTTATTAATATTAAATGCAAAAGGAGAGCCTGTCGGTGGAGAATTATATACTATTTTAAAAGATAACCCTAATTCAGTAATTACTAAACAAGAAATATTAGCATCGATTGAAACAAATCCAGCGTTTAGTATGAAAGTTAAAGATTACGAATATCCTATTAAAGAAAATTTTTTAACGGATAAACTTCCTAATGTCACTGTATTAAATAATGAAGCTAAAAAAATTCTTAATGAAAAAATATTTCAAGTAACAAACGTTGCAGACAGAGCTCCATATAATAAATTAATGGAATCATTAGATTCTATCTCTAGTGTTAATGCTAGAGTGGCAAGAAATTTAGTTACAGCAGATCCGAAACAATATAGAGATCTGGCGTCAAAGTTAAATGAAATAGCTGCTACTCTTCCTCAAAATCAAGCACAAGTATTTAGAACATTAGCGGATGATTATTCTTCGTTTGCAAAAATGAATGAAGATGCAATTAAATTAGAAAAAATAGTTCCAAGACCAAGACATTCTGGTAATGCTCCTCCAGGAGGATATGATTACAGAGAAAAAGTAATTTACATGGACAATCCAATACCAGATAACTCGGACGCAAAAAGAGTTTGGAGTGTTCACTTTAATGAACCAAATCCAGTTGCTTTTACAAGGTATGATACGAGAGGAGTAAATCAATTCGGAGATACTTTTTTTGTATTTGAAATGCAATCAGATCCACACCAGACTATTAGTAAAGGATTTAAAAGATTAAACGATGCTGAAAGAAGAGCTACTAATATTCCAGGATCAGATCCAGTTAAAATAACTTCTGATAAAATGGTTAGAAACAATCCATACGCAACTAAAATACAAACAGAAGTAAATAAAAGAGAAAAGCAGGCTATATTAGATGATCTTAAAATGTATTCTGATAAACATGCAAAAACTCCATTAACTAACGATGAGATGTCAGCATTCATTAAACGTAAAACAGATTTAAAAATATTAGAAATGAAATCAATGTCTAGACCAGCAGATAATTTATCTTTAACACAACAAGTAGAAAGACATTATGGGGGAGATTTATTTGATACTAGAAAAAATGCATATGATTATTTTCCAATGGGAAGAGAAAGCACTTGGACAAAACTTGGGTTAAAAAGTTTAGTCAACTCTGCTCAAAGAGAAGGCAAGCGTTTTGTTGCGTTAGCTCCTGCAGAATTTCATCAATTAAATATTAATACTAAATTTAAAATTGAACAATTCTATGGATTAGGTAATGGAGATTTATCTGGTAAATTTGCTCCTAAGAATCCAGCATTAAAAAAAAATGAACAAAAAACATTTTTAGGTGGACCAGAAGGTTTTGGTAAGTACAGAAAAAATACAGCTAAAAAAGATGGGCCAGAACCACAAGAAGGTTGGTATCCTGGAGAATTAGCAGGAGACGCAGTATTGCCAAAAGCAGCTAAGGATATTGTTAAAGAAATGGGTGGAAAAATAGAAGTTAAAAGAGTGTTTTTAACAGATCCTGCTAAACCATACAAAATAACAAGTGAGGGAAAACCTGCATATGCATTTAAATCTAAACTTGAAAGAGATGAAATGTTTTCTCAATTAGAGCCATATGAACGAGGACTTAATAAACAGGACATTATTGATAACAATGATCCTAGTAATTTCGTTTGGAGTATAGTAATAGATACACAAGGAATGAAAAAAACACCTGCTAAAGGATATAGATACGGAGGATTGGTTAAAGCAAAAAGAGAGTTCTTTGCACCATTATTTTAATGTTTGATAAATTTATAACAGATTATATAAATAAAGGAACAGTTGCACAAACAGCAGTTCAAGAAAAATTAGGCGCTACTCAAGAAGCAGGACAAGGTATTGAAGGTGTTAGAAAAAAATATGGTGTAAGTTTTAAAGAAGGTGGTATAGTATCTAGAGGTCAAAAAAAAGCAAGATCTAAAACAACAAAATTATTTTAATATGGCTGAAGACGAATTAGAGATAGATCAATCAACAGGTGCTATGTCACCAGAAGATGTAACTACGGTAGTCGATGAGGATAACAATGTCATCGCTGGTGAGCCTTTGCCTGAAGAAAACGAACAAGAAGATTTTTATATAAACCTTGCTGAAAAAATAGACGAGAAAGAATTAAAAAAAATTGGAAGTCAATTAGTAACAGAAGTTAATTATGATAGAACTTCCAGAGACGATTGGGTTCAAGGATATGTTAAAGGTTTAGATTTATTAGGATTTAAATATCAATCATTAACTAGACCGTTTATCGGTGCATCAGGAGTTACACATCCATTACTTGCTGAATCAGTTACACAATTTCAAGCACAAGCCATTAAAGAATTATTACCAAGCTCTGGTCCAGTAAGAACAGAAGTACTTGGAGTTGAGACAGAAGAAAAACTAGAACAAGCTTCTAGAGTAAAAGATTTCATGAATTATATGTTAATGGATCAAATGGAAGAATACACTCCTGACTTTGATCAAATGTTATTTTATTTACCATTAGCTGGATCTGCATTTAAAAAAATATATTACGATGAAATATTACAAAGAGCAGTATCTAAATTTGTTCCTGCAGAAGATTTAGTTGTTCCATATAACGCATCTGACTTACAAGATGCACAAAGAATTACTCAAATTGTTAAGATGAATGAAAATGATCTTAAAAAAATGCAAATGTCTAAAATGTATATAGATGTAGAATTACCTAAACCTTTTTATAGTCAAAATGAAGCTAAAGATAAAGTTAATGAATTAGAAGGAATATCTGCTACACCAGAAACTGCTGAAGATATGTATAACTTAATTGAAGTACATACTTATTTAGATATTACAGGATTTGAAGAAGAAGGTGGAATTAAAGTTCCCTACATAGTTACAATTGATGAAGATTCACAACAAGTATTATCTATTTACAGAAACTATTCTCCTGAAGATCCATTAAAGAAAAGAAAAAATTATTTTATACATTTTAAATTTTTACCAGGACTTGGATTTTACGGATTTGGTTTAATTCACATGATTGGCGGTTTATCAAGAACTGCTACTTCTGCTCTTAGACAACTATTAGATGCTGGAACTTTATCTAATTTACCTGCTGGATTTAAATCTAGAGGAATGAGAATCAGAGATGACTCTGAACCATTACAACCAGGAGAATTCAGAGATGTAGATGCTCCTGGAGGAAATATTAAAGATCAATTTCAACTATTACCATTTAAAGAACCATCAGGCACATTATTTCAATTATTAGGATATTGTGTTGATGCTGGAAAACGATTTGCTTCAATTGCTGACATGCAAGTAGGTGACATGAACCAACAAGCCCCTGTCGGTACTACAATGGCTTTACTAGAGCGAGGATCAAAGGTTATGTCCGCGATCCATAAACGATGCTACTATGCTATGAAGCAAGAATTTAAATTGTTAGCACAATTATTTGCAGATTATTTACCACCAGAATATCCATATGATGTATACGGTGGATCAAGAACAATTAAAGCACAGGATTTTGACAAACGAGTTGATGTAATACCAGTTGCTGATCCTGACATATTTTCAATGACTCAGAGAATACAAGTTGCTCAATCAGAATTACAATTAGCACAATCTGCTCCACAAATGCATAATATACATGAAGCGTTTAGACGTATGTATGAAGATTTAGGAGTAAAATATATTAATGTGATTTTAAAACCACCACCTGAACCACCACGACCATTAGATCCAGCAATTGAAAATACAGGTGCATTACAATTAGTATTACCTAAAGCATTTCCTCAACAAGATCATGATGCACACATTGCAACCCACATGGCTTTTATGATGAGTAGAATGGTACAGATTAATCCTCAAGTCTATGCATTATTACAAGGTCATTTAATGGAACATGTTAGTTTAAAAATTAAACAACAAGTTTTAACTGACTTTCAACAGAATCAACAGATGTTGCAATTACAACAATCTGATGAAGAAGCATTCCAAATTGAATTTGATAACGAAGTTGCACGTAGAGAAGCAAAAATGACACAAGAATTAGCTCAAATGGAATCTCAATTTGATGCTCAAAAAGGTCAAGATCCATTAATTGGTTTAAAACAACGTGAATTAGACTTAAAAGCCATGGATATTCAAAGAAAATCAGTTGAAGAGTCTAAAAAAATGGATTTTGAAAGAAATAGGTTTAGCGCACAGCAGACTTTACAAGAGGACAAACTTAATTTAAATGAAGAACTAGGGAAAAAGAGAATAAATTTAGCAGAAGCTAAACTTAAACAAGATTTAAGTAAACCTTCTCAAAAAAAGGAATAAAAAATGGCTAAAAAAATGTCAAAATCACAAAAAAAAGTTGGAAAAGTAATGAGAGAATTCAAAGCTGGAAAACTTCACAGCGGAAAAAAAGGTCCAGTAGTTAAAAATAAAAAACAAGCTATAGCAATTGCATTATCTGAAGCAGGTCAATCTAAAAAACAGATGAGATCTGGCGGAATGAGTGATCGTCAAGCGACTAAAGGATTTGGTATTGAAAAAAAACGTGGCGGTGGAATGGCTACTAGAGGAATGGGAACTGCTTTAAGAGGCGGTGGAATGGCTCAACAAGGAATGGGCATGGCATTAAAAGACGGCGGTCAAGTTAGAATGCACAAACAAATGGCAATGGGCAAAAAAATATTTTAATGAAATACGGAGCTAAAAAAGGTCAGTCGCCTAAAAAACCAATTAAACAAAAACCAATTAAAGCATTTACTGGTTTAGAAATTGCAGCTATCGGAGCACTTGCAGGAATGGCTGGTTCAGCATTACTTGGTGGAGAGAAAAAAACACAAGCAACGCCTTTAAATAATCCAGCAGCAATGATTGCTCCATTAAGTGGTTTTGTTGGAAAAAAAGAAGAAGAAGAAAAAGCACCAGGAATGAAAAAAGGTGGAGAAGCAAGACCAGGTCTTTGGGCAAATATTAATAGAAGAAAAAGATTAGGAATTAGTCGACCAAAATCACAATCAACTATTTCTCCAAAAGCATATGCAAATATGAAAGCAGGATTTCCAGATAAAAAAGCCGAAGGCGGAGAAGCTAAATTAAAACCAGTAAAAGCAGCTATGGGATTAGCAGCATATGCTTCAAAAAATCCATATAGTCTTATTGGTGCAGCGGCTAAAGGATTAAAATTAAAATCTGGTGGAATGTCCGGCGGCAAAAGATATGGAGCCCCTCCTGAAAAAGGTCCTATGTCAGAAGGCATGAGAGATGGCGGTTCTGTTAGAGGACAAAAAGCAATTCAAGTTAAGAAAAAGGTATTTAGAGGAGTATTCTAATGCTTCCTGTATTAAACGCAGTAGCGCCTTTAGCAAAAATTCTTTTTTCAACGATTGAAAAATCAGTTCCAGATAAAGACTTACAAGAAAAATTAAAAGCACAATTACAAACGCAATTGATGCAATCTCACACACAAGAATTAACTGCTGCAGCAAAAATTATTGAAGCTGAAGCTAAGGCTGGATGGTTTGCAAGTTCTTGGAGACCTTTATTAATGTATGTATTAATTTTTATATTAATATGGAACTATGTATTAGGACCAGTAATATTATTTTTTTTTAAAGCTTCTATAACTATTACTCTTCCAGGAGACGTATGGACCCTTTTGCAGATTGGTCTCGGAGGGTATGTCGTGGGACGCAGTGCGGAATCAGTTGCACGCACCATGGCTAATAAACCACAGTCTAAAGAACAAGAAAATGGGTGATAGAGCTTTAAGAGGACAAGGTAGAGCTATGTTAGCTTCTGGTGGCATGACTCCAGCTTGGCAACGTAAAGAAGGTAAATCAGAATCAGGTGGATTAAACAAAAAAGGCATTGCATCGTATAGACGTGCTAATCC